CTATCAAGAAAAAGATGGAAATGTTCTGGAGCTAAATCAAGAAGAAAATAAGGAGATACTATGCCAAAAGGACTATACGCAAACATACACGCCAAAAGAAAAAGAATTAAAGCTGGATCAAACGAGAAGATGAGAAAGCCTGGAACTAAAGGCGCACCTACAGCTAAAGCTTTTAAGAAAGCTAAGAAAACAGCTAAAAAGTAAACCATGAACGACATCGTAGTTCTTATAACCGAACTAGGATTTCCTATAGCCGCAGCAATAGGTTTAGGAATGTTTGTTTGGAAACTTATCAACAGAATTATTGATGGTATGGAGACTAAACTTGATACCGTTGATGATAAAGTCAACACATCTATAAGCGCCATGGAAGAACGCCTTGGCACAAAACTTGACGCACAGCATGGTATTTTAGTAGCCTTAATAGATAGGGTTAGGTCTTTGGACAATGAAATCATTAGACAAGACACCATGATTAAAACAATGCTAGGCGTACCACAACTTATAGATACTAATAAAATATCTAAGGCAAGAAGAAATGACAAAAGAAAAGACTGATAACATAATCATATACAGAATTGCAGGAATACTATGTATAGTTTTTTTTCTTATAATTCTTACTAATCCTTTGTGGGCAGACGAGATGGTACATAAATTTAAGTCGCCATCATTCTCTGGTATAGGTACATCTGCACATTATCTAACCATAGAGAACCAACAGTTCAATCGGAAGCAAGCGCTTAAAGCAGAGATAAAAGCTTTGCAAGATGAAATAGAAAGAGACAAAGAAAATACTACACTTGCAAGATTTATAAGAAACCTAGAGTCAAGAATATATGCGCAGTTATCAAGACAGCTAGTAGAAAATTTATTTGGAGAAACACCTAGCGATAGTGGTGTTTTGAGTTTAGAAGGAAACACTATAGAGTATAATGTTGTAGACGGAATAATAACTTTAAACATAACTGACTCAGATGGTAATACAACAACTATATCTCTTCCTATCGGTAGTTTTACTTTCTAGTTGCGCGTTAATAATAGATCCCCTAGAAAACAACCTACCCCCATTACAAAAGATAGAAAAGCCAACGATAGGCGCATTGCTTGTACCTGAACTAGCAAACATACAAGCAAACAATAAAGTAAAACCAGTCGTAGCTATATACCAAGGTTCTTTTACAGATCAAACAGGACAAAGAAGAAGTAATAGTTCTTATGCAACCTTTTCATCTGCGGTAACACAAGCACCAGACGCATATCTTATTAGAGCTTTAAAACACGCAGGTAGTAGTAAAAATGGTTTTTTTGATGTGGTTGAGCGTGTTGGTTTAGACAATGTAACCAAAGAACGACAGATAATAAGAAGCGCTAGGCAACAAAATAAAGAAAAGCAGAAGCTACCAGATTTATTGTTTGCTGGTTTGATAATGCAAGGTGGCGTGATATCATACGAAAGTAATGTAAAGTCTGGCGGTGCAGGTGCTAGATACTTAGGCATTGGAATGTCTAGGCAGTATAAGCAAGACACCGTAACCATATCTTTACGCACAGTATCTGTAAGTACAGGTAGAGTGTTACTAGAAGTATTAGTAACTAAAACGATATTAAGTGCATCTATCGATCAAGATATATTTCGTTTTATTACTGACAATACCGAACTTGTTGAAATAGAAAACGGTTTAGTCAGGAACGAGTCAATCAATATAGCACTACAAACAGCAATAGAAACTGCTGTATTAGAAACAATTAAGGAAGGAACAACCAGAGGATATTGGAATGTTGATGAACAAATTAAAACTATTGATTGCGACAATGATTGTGTCGCCTCTATACGCGGCTGATAACGAAATATATATAGACCAAAGCGGTTCTACAGCAAACATAGACTTAGAACAGTTAGGATCATCTAACATTATTGGAGGCCTAAACTCTGTTGCAGGCACACTAACAGCATTAGATTTAGATGGTATTAATCTAACCTTAGACATAAACCAAATAGGTAATACTAATAAGTTTCTTGGTGATATCTATGGCGATAACGTAACAGGATTCTTTGAGTTTGATGGTGACAGCAACACCTTTACTATACAAGGCGATCCAGACAATACCTATGGTATTGATAACTCAGACTACAACGTAGATGTAACTGGTAGCTCTAATACATTCACACTTGATACAGGTACAACAGCATTAGCTTCTGGTCTTGACTTAGACTGGATAATCAACGGCGACAGCAACACATTTGATTTTGATATAAACTATGATGGTGCTACTAACTATGTAGATGTAGATGGAGATAGCAATACAATAAACTTTACAGGAAGCGGATATGCAGGTGGGTATTTCTATCTTGACCAAACAGGAAACAGTAGAACATTCAATATCATACAGTCATCAACTCTTGCTGCTGATTGGCTACAGATTAACTCTACTGGTTCTAACGGTACTGTTTGTGTCGTTCAGAACGATGGCGGAACAACCACCAGCTGTTGATATAGGAAACATATCTGAACTAAATGGTTCAGCACAGATACTAAGAGACAAGCCTTATGAAGCAAAAGAGTCTTTTGATATACAACAAAATGATGAAGCAATTACGACTAATGGTCGTATGGCTATTACGTTCCTAGACGACTCCAAGGTAAGACTTACAGAAAACTCTCAGCTAACCATAGACGAATACATCTTTGACCCTAACCCTAGTAAATCTAAAATGGCTATTACCTTTGGTCTTGGTACAGCCAGGTTTATTACTGGCGGTTTAAACAAGATAGATAAAAACAATATAGATCTTAAAACACCCACAGCAAACATAGCAATTCGTGGTACTGATTTCACAGTTACGGTAGATGAAATTGGCAGGTCTTTGCTTATACTTTTACCAGATGAATTTGGTAATTCTAGTGGTGAGATATTAGTAACTACAGCTATGGGTACAGTTACACTTAATAAACCTTACGAAGCTACAACAGTAGATGTCTTTGAGAAATCACCTAGCTCACCTGTAATCTTAGACTTAACGCTAGACCTTATAGACAATATGCTTATTGTTAATCCACCTAAAGAAGAGGTGGTTGTAGAAGAAACAACACAAACCAAAAAGAAAAACATACTAGACTTTGATGGTTTAGATGAGGACTTCTTAGAAGAAGATTTCTTAGACTCAGAGAAAGAACTAGAGTTTACAGAGTTAGATATAAACTATCTTGATATAAACTTCCTGGAAGATTTACTAGATGTTATAGACGCACTACAAGAAATACAACAAGAGGATCAGTTAGCACAAGACGCTACATCTACTAATATTGTTGGTACTAAACTAGGTCAAGACTTAGGCACCCAAATAACATCTTTTATAACAGGAGAAGTATTAACGCTTATGCGTAGTGTTAGCGATACAGCTAGAGTGGATATAGACTCTGCTGGTAGTTATACTGTTATCTTTATACAAGATGGTGCATCCAATATTATTAAAATAAATGGTGGTACTGGCGGCACTATAAAAATCACTCAAAGTAATTAATGAAGCGACTACTATTCACCATACTTATAATATTAGTGTTGCCTGTCTTATATCAGTCAACGCCAACAGAAACACTAAAACTAAAAGTATTTGATTATCTTGTGCCTCAACAAAATCCTTCTGGTTACTTTACTATTTTAAACATTACCGAAGAAGATATAGATGCAGAAGGCGGTTGGCCTATACCAAGACAAAGACTAGGAGAAATACATAAACAGATTATAGATGCTGGTGCATTGGGTGTGGGTTGGGTTGTTAGTTTTCCGCATCCAGATAGATTTGGTGGTGATGAATTTTTTGCGGAGTCGTTAAGATATGGTACATCTATTTTGGCTTCATTTGAATACCCAAATCAAATATACCCAAAAACAGTTGGTACGGTTATCAAAGGACCTGATGTTGGTGGTATGCTTTCCAAGGGTGTAGTACAGAATACTCACAACCTTAGAACTAACTATATACAAGAAGGTATATCTGCTGCACCCACCGATGTTGATAATCTAGTCAGACGAATACCTTTATTACTTAAAACACCAGATGGTTATGTTTCTTCTTTTGGTACAGAGGTATTGAAAGCACTAACAGGAGCAAGAACCTACATTATAAAAACTAATGATAATGGTATACAGGAAATATCAGTCAAAGGAATACCACCGATCAAAACAGATAGTCTTGGTCGCAAGTGGATTAGTTGGGTAGACACACCTCAAACAGATTTACAAGAAATGAATGTTGCTGGTAAGTTTGTATTTCTTGGAATTACTGCGCCAGGAATCATGCCACAAATTGCAACGCCGACTGGATTATTAGAACCACACAAAATTCAAGCAGCATTATCTGAGTCAATTCTTATAGAAAACTCTCCAAGGATTCCAGAATGGTCATTGGTGGCTGAAATTTTGATTTTTGGAATTTTCGTGTCGTTGACGTGGCTTGTAATCAATTATCTCGGTGTGGTTAAGGGTCTAAGTATCGCTGTAATTTTGCTCTTCACCACAGGCTTCTTAGGAGCTTTTAGCGTTCAGAAGGGCTATTTGATAGATTTTTCATGGACTTTTATCTCACAAATCATAACTTCTACTATTGCCTTCTATATTAACTACAAAAAGCAATATAAATTGCGTCAACAAATTAAAAAACAGTTTGAACATTATTTAGATCCAAGACAAGTAAAACAATTACAAGACAATCCTAGTTTATTAAAACTTGGTGGTGAGAAAAAAGAAGCAACATTTTTATTTACAGATGTTAGAGGTTTTACATCTTTGTCAGAAAAATTAGAACCAGAAGAAGTAACTGAGATTATGAACAAGGCATTGACAATACAATCAGACGCTGTGCAAAAATATGGTGGCATGGTAGATAAGTATATTGGCGATGCAATGATGGCTATATTTAATGCACCTATAGATTTAGAAGATCATAGAAGTAAAGCAGTAGAAGCGGCTATAGAAATAAAAGAAAACATGAAGAAGGCGGACTTAGGTATAGATATAGGCATAGGTATTAATACTGGTGAAGCTGTTATAGGCAACATGGGTAGCGATACTAGGTTTGATTATTCTGCTATTGGTGACTGCGTGAATACAGCGGCAAGATTAGAGTCTGCAACCAAAGAAGTAGGAAAAGACATATTGATTGGTTATTCTACTGCCATAGATTGTAAATTTAGGTTAAAATTATTAAAACCGATAAGTGTTAAAGGCAAAAGCCAAAAACTATCGATATATACA